TCAGTTTGAATAGTTAGAGTAACAGTTGCACGAGCTGACTTAAAGGATCTTGGAGTGTAGTTAAGTTCTTTTGCTCGAGAGATAACGCTTTCTCTTAACTGCGCGCTATCCAAAAACATTTCATTGCCGATCATATTCAAATAGAACGTGTTCATATATGTGTTATATGAAAGGACATCAAGCAATACATTTATATTACTTCCTTCAAAATCATAGTCTTTGAAGGTATTTTGAGTCTTAAGATAAGTCTTAAAACTCTCTTTGAGAGAAGTAAAATCTAAGTTTACTAAATTTATGCTTGTGTTTGCAGCCATTATCTTACTCTAATTAGAGGTATGTTTACTGTTATTGGATTAGCTATTGTAGTGATATAAAAAAGTAACGTCACTACATATCCATTATCGTCTGGATAAGGACTAACTATAACATCTATTATTTTTGCTCTTGGTTCATAATTTTCTATCGTTTGAATTATCGCAGACTTAATAGCAGCAGATGTAAATGTAGAGATGTCTTCAAACAAAAAGTGATTTAAATTAGAACCGATAGTTGGTTGAAATAATCTCTCATATTTATTCGTAGATAATAAGTTACGAATAGAACGCGTGACTGCAGCTTCATTCTTAATCGTCATCAACTGCTTAGAGTCTGGATGAGCATTAAAATTAGTTAAAAAATCAGAATATAAAAACTGATCTTTAGATTTTTGTGCTGAAAACCTATCTGCTAATGAAGGTGATGCCATCTTTGAATCCTTATTCGAATCTTATATTTATTGCTGTTCCGTCAATAAACCTATACTAGAATCATCTACATATGCATTTTTAAGATTTATTTTCGATGCCTTTAATGTCATTTCACCTTCAGATTCTATTTTACATGAGCCATTAATTTTAGTGTCTAGATTACCGTCAATTTGCATATTTACATTACCTTTGACAGTTATCTTTACATCGCCTTGAACATACATTTCATCGTTCTTAGCTAATATTGTATAGTTATCACCTGCGACTTTAGTCACAGTTCTCCCATCTGCGCTAATTTCTACATATGTACCAGACTTATGATACAGATGAATTCGTTCTGCATTTGGTGTATCATCTATTTCTATCGTATGACCGCTTTGAGTGCGTGTAACTTTATTGTATGGATACTTTGAACCGTATGTTGTTTCTGGTTCTGGACCCATCAACGGTTTTGATTTCCATGTATTCACTTCTCGCGCTAGTTGTGGCACGTCATGATTCTTAATATCACCTTCTTTTATTGCCGGTTGAGTACCAAAAATTATTGGAATTTTTGACGCCGATCCATCAGCAAAAAAACCATATGCAAAACTTCCTACTAAGATACCAGTAGGAGACGTACCTACTTCACCTAATTCAGGAGTCTGATAACTAGCACTCGTTATAGGTAATAGTGGCATAGCCCAAGGTAATTCTTCATCAGAAAATTGATCATGAAATCCATCAATACGTATCTGGCATTGACCTAATTTATCAGGATCATTGACATTCACTACTTCAGCATAAAACCAATAAAATGTACCTTCACCACCAAAGCGTTTCATGTATCAAATCCTCCGCTCTTACCATAAGATGCGTTTATAAGTTCTAGTGATGTAAAATATCTGAAGTCTAAATCCGTTTTCGATATAGTATGCCTTGCATGAGAAATTAAATATTCACCTGATACGAATTCAGAATTTTCTCCTTTTTGTTTTCCTCCGATTTTTGTCAAACCAGTAGGACTAGGAACTTCTGCTCTTACTCTGAATCCGCAAGAAAGATAAGTATCTCCATATACCATTATGCGCAATATGTTTTGAGTCAATAATGTTATGAAAGCTTTAGCATAGCCGATTTTTTGTTCTAAGAATGTGTCAGACGATGCAGAAGATTTCATGATATTGTATATCTGTGAAGGAGATTTATTGTTAGAAGATTCAAATGCAGAAGTATATAACGGCTTAGCGCCTTTAGTTTTTCCAAAACTGTCATTGTCAGTAGCAGAATTATACTTAATTACTGTTTTTCCACGAGTTTTAATATCAGTAGATCTTACTTCATTATTTAACGCTCCATCGCCAGTTAATTTAATTGGAGATTCTTGAACTATGTGATTATATGCTAAAATGTTTCGGTATGTGGTATTTTTAACACTCGTAGCGCTATCAGAATCCCAGAAAAACATAGCATCTGGCAATAATCTATTTTTACTCGAAAGCAATAATTCTATTGGAAGAAAATTAAATCCATTTTTATCTGCGATTCTTCCTTCATAAAACGCGTATACTGATGATCGATGTATTTTTGAAACGGCTTTTTGTTTCAACATATCGATAGCTTGAAATGGTTTTATTCCAATGAAATTTAAATTTTGTATTCCCTTTGTTCCTTCGCTTTCACAATAAAAAGGTTTGTTAGATTGAAGATCATTTTCCAAAATCATTTTAACATAACTATCTATAGACATACCGTTCAATGGAGTTCTACGAAGCCGATTAGCATTGTTTTTTACTTCGATAGAATAGAATTGAAGATCATACTGAGATGAAGCAGCGTCGTGTCCCATAGTGACGTTTTGAATTTCAGTTATCAGAAATTCAAATTTTCTAGGTTTACTGATTGGACCGGGAACAGAAATCTCAAATACAAGTTTACATTCATTTCCCATTATAGGAAGTTTGTCTCGAATATTGATGTTGTCATTTAAAGTAAGACTACCAAACATCACGGGTGATAGAATAGATTCATAGATGTCTATTCTCAGCAATTGATCTTTGATGAACATCAATTTGTTATTATCTAGCGATCCTACATATGCCTGATGTATAGCTACGTCACCTGGATTAAATGTTTGAATTGCCATTAGCTATTCATCAATTCTGAAAATGTGTTGTGAACCATTGAAACGTATCTACTATCCATCAAATCAATAGTCTTCTTCTTTTCATTTATTTCATTTTCGTAATCAAATGCCGTCACTGGAGAAAAATAGACTTGTACATTTGCAGTAATATTTTCTTTTATAGTGGTGATAATTGAAACGGAAGCATTGGCTCCTGAATCAGAACCGATAATATAATAAGTACTTGTATTACTAAATGTTCCAGTTATATGTTGAAGAGATACGATAGTCGTATTACTAAACGTCACAAAACCTGTAGCACCTGAAGTATCCTGAATTACTTTTTCACTTGTCTGAAATACCGCATTACCATTTAAAGTAATATCTAAAGTTAAGATCTTATTTGTCGTTACTATAGTATCATCTTTAATTCTTTCATAGCCGATGATATTATTATCGAAGTTAACTGTAGGTGTCCAATAACGTTTTCTTTCTGCGACCAGTGCATCATACCCCGATATAGTCAATATCGATTCATCTTGATCATAATTATTGCGATAGAATACCACTTTTTGATTGGCTGCGCGTAAAGAACCATATTTTTTAACTATGAATGCTTCAAACTGTTCTTGAGTCAATGGAACATCATAGTATGGATCAACTACTTGATTAACTAGATGTAATACCCATACATCATCTACGTCGTCGTAATAATCAAAAGCTAAATTTTCATATCTTAAGCCAGATCCAGTTGCTTCTTCTAGAACATATGGATAATAAACTGAAGCCTGATCTTTAAATTTATCAAGTACTTTTGCGCGAGTTAATATATTTCTTGCGAAATTATTAGCATAACTTATAACGGGAATGTTAGAAAAGTATTTCATTATGCTTTTTTCCCAGAATTAAACTTTAAACTTGCCTTCAAGTACGGCATCCGTTGCTCTACCAACCATATTTCCAATATCCTTTGCTAAAGTGGGGCCATCATCATTACCATAATCAAGACCAGTAATAACTTCAATTTCTTGAAACGTAAAAGAAAATACTACAAATACGGGAGATGACGCTTCATCATTAAAGAAAGACAAACCATTAGGAGAATAATTTACGTTTATCGCACTGATTAATCCTAATTTGTAGATAGGCATCGTACCCGACCACTCGCTGCCTGGAATAAATGTTTCTCCCCAAGGCATCAAAGTCAATCTTACCATTTGTGGATAAGACATTAAATTTTGTGCTCCAGTCGAAACGGCTGGCAATGTTCTCTTTTTGAATTGCTTTATTATATTTTTAATTTTATTTGATTCAGTAACATTTCTTGCTGTAAATAGCCAAGAAAATTCCATTGGTTGTCGCATATCTACGCCGTTAAAAAATACTGATATATGCGGATTCGGAACAGCTTTTAAAAATTGTCCTGCAGTTTCAGCAGCTTGTTCTCCATTTATA